ACCTTGACGCAACGCTTCTCCCACTCGTCGCGGGCAAGCGTCATCACTCTAGTGGACTCGCTCGCGCTAACGTAATTATTGTGCAGATTGTCGCATTTGGTTCGCCAATACAATTCCCGCCGCACCGTCCACCCAAACTGCACCGCCCAGAGAATCCCAAACCCTATTGCCGCCCAGACCATGCCGACCTCCGCGAACGCTTGTTCTCCGCCTCAAAGCGTAGCATACTCATCCCTTTGGTGTGCATCGGTTTGTCGCCCAAGCTCTCGTAAAACTCCTGCGCCCGCACCGAAAGCGGCGCCTCCATCTTGGCCGAATGCATGGAATAGCACAGATACCGGATCATATCGCCCACGTCATCCGCCTTCGTCGGCTGCTTCCAAACGTCCTCTGCCCTGCCTGGATGCTTGGTGTCCCGAATCAGCATTGGGATGGACTCGATTGTGTCAGTGCAGCGCGAACAGATAAAAATAAGGGGAGTATTGAGAGAGTAACCCCCTGCCTCCGTCTCGAAATCCTCATCTTGCCGCGTCGGGGCCATCTTGCCGGCCAGAACGTCAGCGGTCTTCTTCATCATCGCGTACAGGAACCGCCATCCACCAATACGCCCGTTCGCAGCCTGCTCCGCCCACGGCAAGCCAGCCAGCCGCAATTCCTGATTGATCGTGTCCGCCGTCGAATGGCCTTTCGAGTCCTTCTCCCACGCATCGACCGACAGAAAGTACCGCTTCATCTGTTTCTTTTCCGCCTCATCCATCTGGGCAACGCACTGCCTTACCAACTCGCCTTGCTCGGTCTCCTGCTGCGCGATGTCACGGTAGACGATCCACACTTCCACCGGCTCATCAATGACGACGCCGAATACCTCGTGAAACAGCTTGGGCGCCACCTTGCCGCCAGTCGCCCAGCCTACCGAGGCATGATGCACAAAGCCGTCGTCATGGCCCATCCATCGCGGCCACCACGGTTGTATGAGCTTCGCCTCTTGCTGTGCCGTCAGAATCAGCTTCGACTCATCCCAGACGCCAGCGAAATACTGCCCAGCGAACGAATCGAAGGAGCCGAGCAGATGGCCGGCGCGGAGACTTTGCGGGAGCGCGTTGAGCTTCCGGCCCTCAGCCGTGCGATCTACGAAGAGTTCAAACCGCTCCTCACTAGACATCGCATAGAACTGCTTCGCGCTCAGTCCGAGGTTTTTGAACCAGACGAAGTTATCCCATCCGAAGAGGTGGACGAAAGCATAATCAGACGCGCGTTCTCCACCAACAAATCGACGTTGCGCAAATACGCGTCGTAGGAATTCTGTTCCGACTCCCCCGGGATTGAAGAAGAGGGCGGTTTTACACTCGCCCAAGGCAGCATCAGGCCAGCGGTTGCAGGTATGAATGATTTGCAGTTCATACTCGGAGAACTGCTCGGCTTGGTCAACGAAGATGTCATAGTATTGGACTCCCCAGAACTTACGATCTACTTCCTGCTGGTTCTCCGCATAGGCGAACACGATCCGCGACCCATTCGGCAATCTGAATTCGTGATCCCCGGCCCGCCAGCAGTCCCTTAGTTCAGGCCATTGCCGCATGAACTCGTCAACGTGGTTGCGCTTGACCTCATCCCACACACGCCGAACGATGCAGCCGTCCGTGCCAGGTCGCTGCTGACGACGATCAAGCATGATCCGTTGTAAACCGCCACTTTTGCCACCGGCTCTAGCTCCGCCTCCGCCAATCCACGTTGCAGCCTCAGGACCAGTCTTGTAGATCAGCTTGCCGAGTTCGAGTTGCTTGGGCTGGAGGATCAGTTCGATTGGCATTAGACGCGCTCACCCGGTCTACATGGCGGCTTATGGCCCTTCGATAGAGAGCACCTGTAAGTCTCGCCGTCCACTTCATTGAACCCAGTCTTAGGGCAAGGATCGCGCTGAATTGCCATGGCGACGGGTTCGATCTCGCCAGATCGTTCCAACTCGGGTCGGGCGCAGATTGCTTGCGCAGACGCGATATGCTCCGGGCTCCGCATAGATTCACTTAGCGGTTTACGAATGTCCGACCCGGCTAATTCGACTCGGATAGCTGGGTCGGTCCGCCCGGAGGAATTCCACTTTGTAGAACGACACTCGCGGTTCCCGCATCTTTCACCGTTAGAACGAGGTATCCACTCATACCCGCATACGTCGCATTGATTGATGGTACGTTGTACCAAGGCCATGTCACATTGTACCAAATACAGTGGTACGTTGTGCCACACTAGCTCACATGCGCCACAATCGTAGCCGTGCCCGAGCCGGTGCAGTTGATCCAGTAGAACGCATACCCACCCTCATCCTGGTACGGAGCCGAGTCTGGACTGCCCAGAACCACGCCGTTCTGCGGAGAAGTCGTAGGGTAAGTGTTTGAGCCCATGACGTTATACGTCCCCGTGCCGGTCATCGTGAATGTGATCGAGTGCCGCGCAACCGGCCCCGAATCAAGAGGTGCAATCACGACCGAATTGTTCGTGGAGACAACCGCCTCGTTATTCAGTAAAGCGACTGTATCGCCTGGACTTACCTGGATCGCCTTCGGGCCGTACTGATTGAATAGCGGCATTTATTCCTCCAGAATCGACTTCGTAACGAATTGTACCGCAAGGGGATTTTCCTTATCGCCAGCCAAGACTGTGCGGTCGCCGTACTTCTTGGGGGCCAGTTGCCCAGCTCTCTTGAGCGTGGTCTGCACGATAAGTGTTGACCGTGCAACATTATCCGATAAAGTCACCGTGCGCTCTATGCGCTCAGGTTTATCGTCGATAGCAGGGTAGACAACTTCCTTCACTACCTCGCCCACAAGTGGCGTCTGTGCAGCTAGTTGCGCACGGTCATGCAGCAACTCGGCCTGCATCTCCCTCGCGCGCGCGGAATTACTCCTAAAGCCTTCATTATCTTCACGCCAGCGATAAATTGTTTGGGTGCTTACACTTGAAAGACCCATATCGCGCCGCTCTCGGAGGATCTGTTCTAGTCCCAGTTCAGACGTAGCTAGTCGCTCACAGATGTAATCGCATAGGTCTGAATCGAACGGGATTGGAGGTCGCCCCATCATTAGCGCCGATTCTAGCGCAGCGCGGGAGAAAAAGGAATCGAACACGGACATACTCAGTTAAAGTCTAAGCCGCTCTCCAGAGTCTTTCACCCGTAAGCACGTTTTCCCAAGCCTTCGATGTGCAGTCAAACACCCAGCCCCGCTCTGCCAACTTCAGGCAAGGCGGGGTTTTCACTACGGGCTGGGGCGGCTTGGTCATGCGAGGTCACTGTTGGCAGTGTAAACCACACGGGATCATTCACGCGCTCTGTGGGCACTGGACGGCCCATTGTGTGCTCCCTGAGCTTGGCTTGGATGATGGCGATTTGCTCTGCGACGGTCATAGGCTCACGCCCAACAAAAGTCTCCGGCAGGCATCCGTAGCACATTTATCGAGCTGTTCCAACATAGTCAAAGTCAGGTGCTTCGCCTGGCCTTCGGTGAGGCGGAATTTCTTCACGTAAGCCGCTTTGCGCGCGGTCAATTCGCCGGGTAGGACAGGCTTGCGCCGATAGTCGTCAAGATCGATTCTCATGCGGCCTCCGTACCCTTCCGGCATCCCTTGGGGCATCGAATCGCATACGGAGCCTCCTTGTAGGGGAATCCAGCCACAGCGCGCATCTCCTGGGTCCAGCCTGAGTTGTCGCAGATCGGGCAGTTGCACTCGCAGTGTTCCCACTCTTTCCCTCTGCGGATCATGCCAAGCGTGCAGCGCCCGCACCATCGGGTCACCTTGACAGCCTGTCCTCTCGATTCCTCGCAAGCCTTCTGCAGCTCGTGCGGCGTCGGGAGCCGCTTGTAATCGCCCTGGGCGGTGTTCTCCAGCTTCTCGCAGGCTTGCTCGATCACGGACTCAGGAAAGCGCATTACACACAGCGCCAGCCGCTTTAGCGCCTCAGCAGACGGGAGCGGCGCTTGGATCGTCTCCGCCAGCACCCTCAGCCTCTTCATCACCGCAGAGAGCAAGGGCTTCTCTGAGAATCCGGTCATTGCGCGTTTCGTACTGATTTGCCCGATGCGTTCCATTGCTGCCTCCATTCTGCGAAACAGGAAATAACCCTCTCCATCCCTTGAGCGTCGATTGATTCAGCACCGACGTTGGATCGCTGCCCGAAGCCCGCAACTTCTCAAGCTCCGAGATAGCCAAAGTTCTGGCCCGGTCTGTCAGGGGATGCCGTTCACGCTTGCGCATTTCCTCAAAGCCATTCCAAGCCTGAGAGTCAATCCACGCTGGGAGCGCGAATGCGCGACTGGCTTGTTTTTGTTTCTCTGTTTTTGTAGTTGTTTCTGTTCCTGTTCCTGTTTGTGTGTCGGCTCGGCGTGACGGTGACCGTGACGGTGACCGTGACGGTGACCGTGACGGTGACCGTACGGAGTTCGTGCGGAGAGCGGATGTTTGGCGTGATTCAAACACCCGCTTGGCCTCTTGCCATTCGAGGTAAAGCACTGAATTTCTTAGTTTTCCATCGATACTCTCGAATTTGCGGAGAATGCGCGCCCCATGCTGCGACCAGAGCTTATCGCCGAGACTAGAACATGCTGCAAGGTCGATTGGGTCGGAGGACAGCAGACAATCTGGCGTCTGCCACTGCGAAGCCAACAGCATGAGGTAGCCGAGCTTAGCTATAGGGTGCATCGCCTGGACATCAGGAGAGCCGCGGAATCGGTCGATGTGGAACGGCATCCATTGCTGCCATCGCTCTGACAATTCGTTCACGTCCCTTTCCGATAAAGGGCGGTCAAGGGGTAGTATCGGCTACCCCTGACCTAGCCCGAGGAGCAACCCCCAGGCCTGCAATGTCCTCGGCTGGCGCGTCGGATGCTGCAATTCTACCAGTCCCGCCCAATATCTTCAACCAGTTTTTCAATGGTGACCGGGGACAAAGCCGCAAGCACGGCATCAGGATGAGAACCGCTCGTATCGGAAACCGCCGGCGTCTCTCGCGGCTTCTTCACCGCAGCAGTGCGTTCCATTGCCGCCGTCCATCGCTCATGCAGAGCTTTGCGTTTCTCGTCTCTCGAAATTTCGTATTGCTCTGGCGTTTCGGTAACCCAGTCCTGACTGTCGAAGTCGTATCGCTCTACCTGTCCCGTTTCCAGCACTAGAGAATCGAAGAACATTCCGAACAGTGCCGCCATCTGCATCAGGATGGGGCCACCGAAAACACCGTCCTCTGTCGGTTCAAAGTCGATCTGGCAGGTGGGGCACCAGCAGTGTTTTTGGAATTCAGACCATTCGGGATCGGCATTGCCGCATTGTGGGCATCCGCTCAACCCGTACTCTCGAGGGCGTTGCAAGTAGACCCGCGTTCGGAGAACTTTTTCGCTCATTCCTACCACTCCATCAAGAGAAGTACCGATTTACGGAATTG